TTGTGTGCATAGACCGGGCGGCGGTCGCCAATGAGCGCTACCCATCCTCGCTTGGCGCACTCACGATAGACGTCGTAGGTCGCATAGCCGGCATCGAGAAAGACAAGGCTTGGGTGAATATCGAAGCGCTCCTGTAACACGTCAATGTCGGTGAAAGTCAGGATGCGTTCATTCCACATCAGCCGGCTCGATCCCTCCGCCGACCATGAGCGCACCACGACAAACAGGTGATCCATCTGGCAGTCCACCGTGATGAAGCGCAGCGGGATCAGGCCGTTGCGCTCGGGCAGCGGGGCGGCAATCACACGTCCGCTCTTTGGATCAATCGCACCTTCCTCTTCCCAAGTCTCGCCGCGCTTATAGCCGGATTTCACGATCTCCAGCTTGTAGTCTTCGACGTATTCGCGCCACGGCAGACCGAGCCGCTTTTGATAGAATTGCTGGAGCAGACTCACATCACCTTTGCGCGCTGAGGCCTTGGCCCGCAGATAGAGTTCGGCGAGTTGCCCCCAGCTCATCGCGCACAGCGCGTTCCAGTGGAAGCCGACGTTTTCCTTCGAGGCTTTCGGATTCTTGGCGACGAAGGCACCGGTGGCATTGAGTTCACGCCGTGTCCGCTCGCCGTCATTGAAGTAGTGGTTGCACGACTCACAGCGCATTGCGGTGGTGCGCCGGACTTCGTCGAAATCCCATTCACCGAATTCATCCCTAGCCGACTTGCTCCACTCGACGCATTCCCATTTGAACGGCTGCCGGTGATGGCACTCGGGACAGGCAAACGTCCATTCGCGCTGGTCGGTGGATTCGAACTTCCGGTGGGTGTCATCGTCCTCCTCCCCGCCCTGACTCATGAAGATGCACTTGCCTAGCCAACCAAAGGCGGTCACGCGTGCCTCGGCTTCCGCCATGTGACCGACCGGCCAGCGCCACGTCTCGTCCCCGATCAACCAGCGGATCGAACGTCGCTGGAGGTTGGTCTTATTGTGCGCCCCGAGAATCCAGAGCGTCATGCCGTTGTTGAACTGGATCGTGTTGTTCTTGCGCTTGTGGCGGTGGATGCCGGTCGGCATGAGTCGTCTCACAGGCTCGCATTGGTCAAAGAGCTTCTGCAGGCGCGACTCGGAATAATCGCGGGCATCCTCGTCGGTTTGGTCGAGCCAGAGGGCTGGCCCTGGAAGGTTGGCGATGATGTAACAAATCGTTAGCTCGGGTGCGGTGGTCTTGGACGATTGCACCGACGCAATGATCGAAACGAGTCGGATGCGCGGATCGACCAATGATTCCATGACCTCGCGAATCCACGGCGAATTGTCCGAACGAAAGCGTCCCGGGTTGGGTGAGTAGGGAATTCCCTCGATGTGATCCTCACACCATTGCCAGGCAGGCCGGCGGTCGGGCGGTTGCCATGCTTCGCGCCAGATGTCGTGGAGCACTTTCATGATTCGTGGAGGCAAAGGAGAACCTCATCAATCGCCTGTCGGCATTCTCGCTGGATCCCGGTGGCGTCGAGACCGGATAAAATGGGCGGAAGTTCGTTTTCGAACTTGGCCCGCAGGATGGAAGTCGCTCGGGCGACGTGGCCGATCCACTCGCTCTTCACCTGATGGATTGGAACGTATTCGCCCCTTTTGACGGCGATGCGGAGTTCGCGCTCCTCGACTTCGGCGAGCAACTTGCGCGCCTTGAGAGCCTCCTCGTTGCCGACTGGCACCTTGCCTGCCTTGAGTCCCCGCAGGCGAACGAACTCGCGCCAGTCGGCCACTGGCCACAAGCCATTGGACAGCGGCTTGGGCGCGCCATCGAGTTTCTGCCAGGTGGTGAGCGTGCGGCGGGTCACGCCTAACACAGCAGCAAGCTCGACGAGCGTCTTTGCATAGGCGAGCGTTTCCTCGCTGCCAGCCGCCCGAGATTCAATGCGCGCCCGTTCGGCCACGGTGAGCGGTTTGCCCGCCGCCACTTTGCGAACTACGTTTTGGAAGTCTGCGTCGAGGATTTTCTCCGCGACATCGGCTGGCAGGGCGGTCGATGCTGGGTTGCCGTTGCTCATGGTTTCACCGCCACCCACCCGGCGAAGTTCAGGTGCCGCCAGAAGCAATCCACCGAGGTGAAGCCTTCCTGGTAGAGTAGCTCCTCGTTCCAGCGGGCAGTCACTGGCACCAGCACGCCTTCGAGCGACAACCGCTTGCGGTCGATCTGACTCTCGGAGTATCCATTCTCCCGCTTGATGTTGAGAAACAGGTTCACGAACGCCTCATCGAGTTTGGCAGTCGCGCCGAGAATCTTTTCTACGAGAATAAATGCTCCACCCGGAGCCAGCGACTCGAACACGCGGCGGATGATTTGCTGGCGGTATTCGATAGGCGTGAACTGGAGCGTGAGCACCGAGAGCACGAGGCTGGAGGTCACACCCGGGAACTCGTGGCGCAGGTCGGCAGACTGGATGCTGACGCGATTGCCGTGCGGTTGGTAGTTGAAGTTCTGACGCGCCGCCTCGATCATCGGTTCGCTGATTTCCAGGCCGATGTAATCGTTGGCCGCACCAAAGTTTGAGACGAACGGTAGGAGCGCCTGACCGCGGGAACATCCCATGTCGATGATGGCGGTGCCGGGTTGCACGAAGCGCCGGCCCACCTCGAAGGTCACCATGCGCATCGCGTTGTATTGGGGGATGCTCCGCTGGAGCATGTCGTCGAATACGGCGGTCACTTCCTGATCGAACTGCCAGGCTCCGCGGGGAACGACTTCATCACGTTGGGCTTCACTCATGCCCGCGTGGCGGATGTCAACGCGGCAACCGCTTCACGATCCGCGTGCCTTCGGTCAGGCAGGTCCCTTCAGGCGTCACCCATAAGCACGGGATGGAGAACTTCGCATACATCTCGCGAGTCCGTGGGTTGCTTTCAATCGCGATGTAGCGGGCGTCATCGCCGTGGGTCGGGAATACGTTCTTCTTGAGCAGATGTTCTTTGATTGCCGGAGGATTCCACCACCCCTTCGGCGCGAAGCACGCATCCTGGGGACGCCATCCGGTTTGCTCCTCGATGCGGTCGAGCGTCTTGATCGTCCAGGTTTCCGGGCGGGCGGTGATAAGGACGACCGTGTAAGGGCGGACCAGTTCTACCAGCCACTGGCGGTATTGCTCGTTGGCCAGTCGCTTCTCCATGCGCTCGGGCGTGGTGCCGCGTGCCGGATTATTGGAAACCAGCGTGTAGTTAAGGTCTAGCAGGATGATCATAGGGTAGTCTGAAGACGTTGGGAGAAAGAGTCCATGGCGCATTTCACGAGATCCATGCGAGTGCCGTCCGGATAGGGCAGGTTAAACTCAAACTCGATGGCCGCACGAAGGCGGGCGGGATCAACTGGCAAGGCTGACGCGCAGGCTGCGTTGATGTTGTTGGAAAAGTCATCCACCTTCACCGAGCGGAAGAACGTGCCGAAGAGATCTTTGAATTCTGAAACGGTGTGATACTTCTGGACCTTGGGTTTGTCCTGAAAGTCACCGATGCGAATCCCGGGTTCGTAGTCGAGACGGAACGCGATGTTGCCCGCGTTGCTCTCGTTCATGAACGCCTTGCCATTCACCTGCCGCCAGCCGGATTCCCCTGCCGACGATGCGCAGGCATAGACCTTGGTGAAGGGCTTGCACAGGGCGGCGCAGAGGCAGGCGATGTGCTCGCGGTCTTCACGGAACGGCACGGAGTTCAGCACGCTCGCGATGAAGATGCTCGTCCATTCCTTGCCCGCCGCCACTTCTGCGAGGAATACGCGTGCCAGCTCCACGCTCTCGGACTTGTTGATGCCACCTGGTCCAAGCCGGTAGGGTTCGAACGGCGTGCAGTCGATTCCAGCCTGGCGAAGGAGAAAGGTTTCGGTCAGGTGGCCGGCACCGAAGTCGAGGATCGTCGTGCCGTGCTCCTTGGTCCAGCGGGTGCGGTCGGATGCCTTGCCAATGTCGAAATCCTTGCATGGCTTTGCGCCATGGGTGGCGAAGACGAAGCCGTTGCCAAGCTCGCGCCTCACGCGACGTGCGCGCCTGAACGAGTTGAAGCGCAGCATGTCGGCATAGCGCGTGTGGATGTCGAAATCCATCGAGAGCAGGTTCATCATCGCCCGGGCAAACTCCGCTTCTTCGTCGGTGACGAAAACCACGGGAGCGAATGTGACTCCCTTTTCCGCGAGCATTTCCAGCCGACCGATGCCGTTGATGACCGTGAGGTCCTCACGGCAGACAATGGGCATGAGGATGCCGTGGCGATGCAACGTGCGGGCGAGGTTGCGGGCATACTGGATCCAGCGGCCGGAGTTCACCCGGCAGAGATCCTTCACGGCGACTTCCGCGGGCTTTAGGCAGCGCAGGAATCCATCGCTTCCGACTTCCTTGTCCGGGATGAGGGCAGCAAGCGCCTGGATGTCGATCGATTGCAGTTCGCTCGTGACCCGACCGGGCGTGCTGTTGAAATCGAAATCGTTGGTCGCCCGGTTGAACACGATGTTGAGCGCCTTGCGCTGGTCGAGGTCGAGCGCCTTGGTCCGGGAAACAGGAACGTGCGTGGCCCCCATGCGCGAGGCGACGAGGTGGCGCTGGTGACCGGAGAGGATCTCGCCGTCGGAGTCGGCGAAGATCGGGGCGATGAAGCCGAGCTTGCGCAGCGACAGTTCGATCAGGTCAAGCCGCTCGGCGACCGCCGACCGTGGGTTATAAGTGCTGGGGCGGATGGCCTCTATGGATTCAAGTGTGATGTTCATAGTCCGAGGCGGTTGCGGATTTCGTTGAGCACGGATTCCTTGTCGAAACCGGCGTCTTGTTTCACGCGGTCGCACCACGCGATGAAGTCTTCTTGGGTGATGCGGAACCGATAGAGGCCGACGGCAACGGTGACGTCGCTCTTGTCGAGTTCCTTGTCGTGGCGGTCGTCGTCATCCTCGTCATCGTCATTGCCACCCGGATTGAGCAGGCCTTCGATGTCGGCCGGTTCGAAACCTGCGAGGATCGTGTCGAAGTCGATGGACTTCCACTCGCTGGCGATTTTTTCGAGTTCATTGAGATCGACCGTGGAAAGTTCGGCCAGCCGGTTGTCTGCTACCAGCACGGCGAGTTCATCGTTCTCGCTTGAGAAGTCCTGATAGTCCACCGGCACGACCTCAACGCCGAGCTGTTTGGCGGCCATCAGGCGGCCGTGGCCAGAAACGATCAGGCCGGTGAGCTTTGAGACAGTAATCGTCTGTCGCCAGCCGAAGTAGCGGATGTTCTTGGCGAGCAGTTCGATTTGCCGCTGCGGGTGGGTGTTGGGATTGCGCGGGTTCGGCTTGAGTTCTCCAACGGGAACGAGATTGTCGAAGCTGCACCACACTTCAATGCCATTGGCGAGCGTCCGAGCTTTGGGAGAATCATCAGTCATTGCCGTGGATGCAGCTGTCAACAGTCGCTGGCATCCAGCCAGGATTCCAGATCGGCGAGCGCGGCCCGGACACATCCGCCAGAGCCCACCGCGATCCGCAGTGAGGTGGCTTCATCGACCGGCCAGTGGCGGCGGAGCATGGTGGCAATGTCCTCGGTGGATGGGGCGGCGAGCTTGATCGACTGGAAGCGCGTCTGGAAACGCTCAGTTAGGAGGTCGAGTTGCAGGTTGCTGGTTCCGATGATGGCCCGTCCTGGTGGCAGGCGGTCAAGGTAGCTCAGGAGCAGATCCTGTGCATCCCGCGTGCAGCGGTCCATTTCGTTGATGATCTTCACTGAAT